CCGCCGCTGCCAGTATAACCAGATGCGGTTTTGATGGAAACGATGTCGGTGCCGCGTTGGCCTGCGAGAGGAACGGCAGCGAGAACGTCGAGGGGAAGCACGAGTCCTTTAGCGCTGCGATGCTGCATGGCGTTTGCGGCAGCTTCGCAGACTTCAAGCTCAAAACGTGCGTTTTCAGCGTCGCGCTTGGATTCACCGGCTGGAGATGTCAGGGCGAGCATCAGTTTGCGGAAGGAGAAGCCACGGGCTTCCTTGTCGCTGAGGCCGATTGGACGAGTGGAGTCCACAACCTGCTGATTGCGCTTATTGACGGCTTCGAGCAGTTCACCACGGAAGGTGTTCAGGTCTTTGCCTTCTTCGACGGCCTTCTGAGCGAGGTCGCGCTGTCCGTATTGTTCGCCAGCGGCGAGAATGGCTTTCACGCGGCTGCGTTCTTCGGTTGCGCCACGGCTGTGGTCTTCACCGACTTGGATGCTGCGCTGAGCGCGAGCGGCGATGTCGGATGGTTCAGAGCGTTGTGCAGCGCTGGCTTCTGGCTTAGTGCCAAGCAGAGCGAGCAGTGCGTCTTCAGTTTCGTCGCCTTTAGTGGCGATACCACGGGCGGCACAAGCCGCGATGAGTTTGTCTTTCATGGGGGTGTTTGTCTTTTCAGAATTGGTTTGGTTACTGCGTCCAACGCCGACGGATGTATCGGCTGGAGCTGAGACGATGCTGATTTCGTATGGCTCCCATTTGGTCACCAGATAGACGTCAGTGCCGTCGTCACGGCTTTCTTTCAGCTTGATCTCGTTGATGCGGTAGCCAACGGACACGTTCTTCAAGATTCCGTCTTGAATATCCTGCCAGACTTCTTCGGCGTCGTCCCGCTTGGAAAAGCGAACCAACGCTCTCCCTTTGCCGGTTCCGTCGAGCCAAGCCCGTTCGATGACTCCAAGCACCTCGTCGAGGTCATGGTTGAAAAGTAGTGGCCCGCCATTGTTGAGGCGAGCAAGGTCAACGGCACCCGGCGAATGATCGAGCACCTCGATCATGCCGTAGCGCTTCACTTCGATCTCGGAGGAAAACGACAGTTCAAGCGTGCGCTTTTCTTTGTCGATTTTATCCACCGACATCACACGCGTGGATTGCTCCCCAGGTTTGAATCCTTCGGGTAGCTTGCCGATGTCGCGTTTGTGAATGCCTGTTAGCATGATTGGAAATTAGGCACTAGCGGTGCCAGCGTCTTGTGCGGTTGGTTGAGGATTGCGCATGTCCATTGGCATTGTTGAATCAATGCCCATGCTTTCCATCATTTGCTCCTCGCGTTCGACTTCGCTCCATACGTCTTCGGGATCTCGGCCTAAATCTTCAATGGCCTGCGTGCGGCTCATGAGCTTCATGGCAAGCGCCAGCTCGGTGGCTTTCATTTCGGAGTTTGGATCAATCCACGCCCAGCGACGGCCTCGGAAAGCAACGGGCTTGTATTTATCAAGCTTCTCGAACGGCAGCGGTCGCATGATGCCAGCTTTGTTTGCCACCATGATCTTTTGGTTGAGCAGCGCTGAGATTATCCACTTGCCGAATACCTTTTTGCTCCATTGACCAATGAACCATTCCTGAAGCCCCTTCCACATTTCGCGCTCGTCGAGTGCGCCTTGGCGGATGCTGGAAAAGTTTACGCTGGTCAGGTCGCTGGCAAGGTTGTTGTAGGATACTTTGAGCCCGCTGGCGATGCTTCGGAGCATGGCTTTGACGAACGGGTCAAACTCGTTGCTTGGGAATTGCGGGTCCCACTGGACGAACTCACGATTGCCGATGTCGTAGAACTGCCCTGGCTCGCCCGCTTCCATGGGCAGGTCGTCCATGTCATCAGGGTCGGCCTCTGGGTTTTTGAAAAAGCCCGCAGCACTTGCACCGAGTCGGGCTTTTGTGATTGCGGCATCTTCAAAGCCGTTAAGCATCTTCATTCTCCAGAGCGCTGTCCGCATCCATGGCAGGCCGCGCTTTTGACCAACGCGTTCAGGTAGGAAGATATGAATAATGTTCTCGGCCTCGATTCGCTGCGTGGCTTTCAATGCTTGCATGTAGCCAATCTGCCGTTCGTCCACTTCTTTGAAATGGTAGGCTACCGGCTTGCCGTTGCCGTTGAACTCGATGCCGTGGCGTATGACGTTGCCGTTGCTTAGCTTTTCAAAATGGCAAGGGTCAAGCGTCACCGGATCAAGCACTTGAATGGCGTAGCCGTGCGGAAACTCTGGCCCGTAGCGGTGTGCCGCGATGAACTCGCCGTCGCTTGCCACGCTTTTGATGGCGAGTTTTTCAATGTCTGAAAGCCCCAGGGTGCCCGTGACATCGCAGTTGCCGACTTGGCTCCATTCGCTCCATGCGTCTTCAATCGACTTTTGAGCCACGAGGTCAGGACGGCCAGACGGGTCTTTGACTTGTGACTTCATGGTGAAGCCGGATGGCCCGACGACGTTGATCTCGCATAGGCTGAGGAACTTTGCAGCGTGGTCGTTGTTCTCAGCCTGCTCGCGGGAACGTGCCACGAGCGTGCTCCAGTGCTGATAGATTACCGCGTCCACCGTTGTCGGAGTCACCGACCATGATGCTTCAAGCCTGCCCGTATTGGCTGCGTTAATCATGCGTAGCATCTTGCCAGGGTTGCGCTGCGGCGTTGATTTTGTCGCGCTGGCTGAAACGCTGCGGGTGCCAAAAATTGAGGAAAGGAGGCCCATTGTCAGAAGTGTGCGAGGATTTTCGGCCCGAGTGAATTGTTGCCGCGTGCCCGTCGCTCTTCGCGTAAAACTTCAGCGGCAAAATGAGACTTGAGCTGTAGCAGCTCGGCCACGGAATACCGTTCAAGTTCGCGGTTGTTGATGCGGTAACGGCGGACGCCTTCCTTGGCTTGGCCTGCCAGCATTGCTTTGATATTGTCAAAAGAGATGCGAGCCTGTGAGCGAGGATCGCCCAGTGAAACGGCAGCGGATAGCGTCAGGCTGTCAGTGCCGACAATTCGGGTTGTCTCGTCAGCGTAAACGGCCCAGACTTGCAAGACGTAGCTGCCTGCCGGCCATGTGGAAGTATCGACATTGACGGTCCACGTTGTGTCCTGTGACTCCATTTCGTGAGTCGTGACCTTTGCGCCACCAACGCGCAATTCCACCGACACCGCGCCAGCGATGTCTTGCGTGACTGTTAAGGTTTCGCCTGCTGTCAGTTGCGCCATCGGTTTACAAATGAGCCACGTGCACGCGGCGGTTTAGATTTCTTCACCTTAGTATCCTGCGCCGGTGGCTTTTGGTCTTGTGCGGTTGGTTGAGTCTCTGCCTGTTCGGCCTGCTGCGGTGGGTCTGGGTCTTGTTTTTTCATGGTCTGACTTTCTCTTTTTAGCTTAAGCGCCAGCTTTTCAAATTGCGGCGGCTGCATCACAAGTGCCGCGAAGGCATACACGCGGCAATCGAGCGCTTCATTTCTGACGCCGTTAGACTTTTGCCACTCGCGGACGGCAAAGCCTTTGACGTAGCGCGTCATCAGCTTCTCGGCCACAAGCTGCCGAAACCATTCAGCCTCTCGGTTAACTGGGAAATGGCAATAGCCAGCGCCAGGGGATTCGAGCTTGAGGCGGTTCCTGAGCGTCATCTTGGCGTTGTCCACGCCGACGATGAACACGTCCACCGGCCTTTTGACCTTGCCAGAGCGGCGGCGGTTTGGTGCGCCGATGACCGGAAGGCCAGCGCCACCTCGGCCTTTGATAGCAAACACGCCCGAGAATTTGTGCCTTTTCGCGTAGCCATAGACGGCCTGTGTGTTGTGTCCTCCTGAGTCAATGCACGTGCGAGCGATGCTGATTTCCGTGCCGAGTTCATGCCGCCAGCGTTTGCGGAGGTAATTCGTCAGCTCTGTCCATGGTGAGCCCGCTTGTTCCTCTGGCGTGTCGGGGTCGCCGTAGATGATCTGGTAGTCGATGCTCCAGCTTTGTTCACCTGCGCCCCATGCGACGACCTCGATCTCCAAACGGTCGGGCTGAACGTCCACGCCTGCCGTAAGGATCAATCCTTGCCGCGGCACGTCGTGTGCGTCTTGATCGAATCGCAGCCGGTTCATCAAGTCTTCGACCGTGATGTCCTCGCCGCCACCGTCCCAAGTCTCGCCAAGGATGGTGTTGACGAAGACCTTCATTTGCTCGGGGTCTTTCTTCGCTTCGAGAAATGCTTTCACCCGGTCGGCAATCGGTCGCCACGGGCTGTATCCTGCCCAGATGTGAAAGCCTGCGGTGCCTCTGAATGGTGCGTGCGCCTTCCAGGTTCCACGGCGGACGGCGGCATTCTTTTGCGCGTCGGTGTAATAGCCGTCGCAGTGCGGGCATATCCAAAGCGCTTTCTTTGGGTCGTTC